CATGCGATAGCGTGCATCAATTTTTTATTGACCATTCAGCGGATGTTAACCCTTGCGTCGTTATCCCTACTGGCGGCGGTAAAACGCCGGTTATGGCGATGTTGTGCGCAGAACTTATAGCCAATGGCGCGCGTGTGTTGGTCATGGCGCACGTTCGGGAACTGGTCGAGCAAACATACCATCGATTGGTATCGACTATGCCAGAACTTCCAATTGGAATATATTCGGCGGGGCTCAATCGTCGTGATGTTAATAACCAAATTATCGTTGGCAACGTGCAATCGATCGCAAAAAAGATTGATCAGTTCGGGGTAATTGACTACATATTTGTTGACGAAGCGCACCTAATCCCGCACGGTCAAGATGGTCAGTACAACATGATCATTGAGGCTATGCGCCAGGCCAATCCATTGCTACGGGTTGTCGGATTCACGGCAACACCATATCGGCTTAAAAAAGGCATGATATGCGGAAACAATCACGTACTAAACAAAATTAGTTATGAGATTGGCGTATCTGATTTGATTCATCAAGATTATTTATGCAAACCAATTAATAAGCGTTCGATTAACACTCCAGATTTACGCGGCATTAAAACAATTAAGGGAGATTTTGCGGAAGCGGAACTAGTTGAACGTATGATGGAAAACAATTTGGCAATGCTTGCATGCATTGAAATTCTTGCTAAAACTCAACATCGCAATTGCGTTTTGATATTTGCAATTACGATTGCGCATATGGAATGCGTGGCAGAAACTCTTAAAGCAATGGACCTTAAAGCGACAATCGCAACTGTTGATGGCACTACGCCATCGGCGGAGAGATCATCTATTCTACAGGCCTTCAAGGCGGGAAAAATCAAGTATCTGGTCAATGTCGGCGTGCTGACGACTGGATTCGACGCGACGATGATTGATTGCGTGGTGTTGTTGCGGCCGACTCAATCCCCTGGTCTATACTATCAAATGGTTGGCCGTGGTTTTCGATTACATGCTGGCAAGGCTAATTTTCTTGTGCTTGATTTTGGCGACAACATTCGGCGTCATGGCCCAGTAAATAAAATTGAAATCAAGCCACAAAAAGAAGGCAAAGAGCCAAAGACAAAAACATGCAAAAATCCAGATTGTGAGGCGGAAGTATTAATTTGTCTTTCGATATGTCCAGATTGCGGTTATGAATTTCCAAAATCCTCAAAAGAACGCAAAATGCACAATTTGCGTCCTGAAGACGAAATTGATATTATTGCGGAAAATGTTAAAAAGAACGCAAATTACGATGACGAATATCAGGTAAGGAAAACAACATACAATATTTATGTTAAGAACCATCCCGGCGGCATTTACAATGGCAAACGAGTTGCACCATATCGACAAGAAAAGCTTAGGATTATTTATCACACGACATGCGGCAGGGCTGTTTCAGAATGGCGCACGATTGGTCAATTAGTATCATGGTGGAAACGGCGAACAAATGCAAAAATTTGTTGTAATATTCAAAATTCATTTTACAAATTAGATAATTTTTCTGAAATATATGAAGATGACGAATCTATTTATTTTTTGCCAACTATCGCCATTCGAGTTAAAACAACAATGGGTAAATGGCCCGAAGTTGTAGATTCAATGGTTGCCGATGTTCCGGCTAAAGTTTGACTGACGACACGAAAGGAATTCGACACAATGATGCTGGAAGCCGCACTCCGCTACGCTGGCCATGGATACCCTGTTTTTCAATGCGCTCCCAACGGCAAAACCCCGCTAGGCGGTAACGGTCATCTCGACGCGACAACCGATCTCGACCTCATAACAGAATGGTGGACCGCGACGCCAAATGCAAATATCGGCATATCAACAACCGGCTTGCTAGTCGTTGATATTGATGGCGAAGACAACCCGTGGCCGGGATATGGTTGTGATGATCTTGGAGTAGGCGCGGCCGCACGAACTCCGAATAATGGACGGCATTTTTGGTTCCGCCAGCCCGCTGGAGCCGCGTGGCGATCAACCGCCAGCCAGCTTGCCCCTCGAGTCGATACCAGAGCCAACGGCGGGTATATCGTTGTTGCGCCATCAAGATTGTCAACCGGGGTATATTCGTGGGTTGATGACGCCAGCCTATTTGATATGGATCTATTGCCATTGCCCCCGCAATGGCTCATCACGGCGTTATCTCCAGCCAATCGGCAGGTTGTGCCATCGACGCCGGACGGCAACGTCATTATCCAAGGATCACGCAATACCGCACTGGCTCGAATGGCTGGAGTCATGCGCCGCGCGGGCATGACGCAAGCGGGTATTGAGGCCGCGTTGATGGCCGAGAACCAACGATGTTCTCCGCCGCTACCACGGGATGAGGTCGTCCGGATCTGCACCAGTATCAGCCGATACAACCCTGACGATATTGCGGTTGCAATTGTCGAGGATCATTTCAATCAAGACGGTATTGAGATCGAGGACCAATTTGCGGTTGAGGATCCGGGGCCATGCCCGGAACACCTATTGTCGATTCCCGGTTTTGTCGATCGTGTCATGACCCACACAATCGCAACAGCGCACTATCCCAATCGAGCCCTAGCATTTGGTGGAGCCATCGCCATTCAATCGTTACTGGCGGGTCGCAAGGTTTGCGATCCATACGGAACACGCGTCAATCTGTACGTTGTTGCGCTGGCCAATTCTGGAGTAGGCAAGGACCATCCGCGCAAGATCAATCGGCAGATCATGGCGAAAATTGGTGAGGGCAAATGGGTTGCTGACCTGATCGCATCCATGGAAGGACTCGAGGATCGCCTACACGCGCAACCATCCATGCTGTTTCAAACGGATGAATTTGACCATTTCCTTTTGCAAATATCAAAAGGCAAGGAAATTAGATACGAACAAATCATGGCAAGCCTGATGAGGTTCTTCACGACTGCAAGCAGCACGTATTCCATGCGGGCAAAAGTTGGCATGGATTCGCTCGAGATTGTCCACCCGAATTTGTGTTTGTTCGCAACCGCCATCCCAAAGAATTTTTACGAATCGCTCAACGCCAAAGTTATGTCTAACGGCGGCTTGTCGCGCATGCTGATTCTTGAGGCCGGAAATAGGGGCCAACGGGGCTCAGGACGTCACGTTGATATTCCAGCCGAAATAATCGAAACCGCCGCACATTGGAAAGCATTAGGCGGAACGCAAGGCAATCTGGCTAACGAGTTTCCCGTCCCGCTGGTTGTGTCAATCACGCCGGAAGCAACCGACATAATCAACCAATCTCGAGATTATGCCGACGAACAATATCAAATAGCCGAATCCGCTCAGGACGATACCCGCATGAGTATCTGGTCTCGAGTCGGCGAGAAAGTCCACAAGCTTGCCTTGCTGCACGCATGTTCAGCGAATTACCGCAACCCGATTATTGATGTTTCCGCCGCGACATGGTCCACGCAATTTGCCGATTACCAAACGCGCAAAATGTTATCCAGCCTATCGAAACATATGGTCGATGGTGAACATGGCCAGCGATGCAAAAAAGCCATCGAGATTTTGTTGTCGTGGCAATCCGAACATGGCGATACCTTCATGCCACGCCACGCGTTCCTTCGTAAAATGGGCACGTTCAAACCCAAAGAAATTGAAGACGTTCTAGGCACTCTGAAAAGCCAGCACAAAATAGAAGACATGCGCAAAGAGGCGGGGCCACGGGGCGGACGTGGTTTCCGTGGTTTGCGTATCACTCCGCGCCTAACGTCAACCACAACCGCCGTCGAGCCAGCAACGAACGAAAATTAGTAGTCGCCGGTTATGTCTCCTGCAAGAACTGGTTTCGACTCGCCATAAGTCGTTACACAGCAACTAATTACAGTTCTTGCAGTTTTTACCACCCCCCCCTCACGCACCCAAACGCACCTATCCGGTTATAACCGGGTTTTTGCATAGTTCTTGCATGCAAAAAACCCCTATAAAACAAGCGTTTTTCAGTTCTTGCAGTTTTTGCAGGGGGGGGCTCATGAAAATTTTACCCCCCCCCCCCCCCTACTACTACTACTATTACTAC